AAGGCGGTACTGAAGGCGGCAAAGGCGTACAAAGCGGTTTACTAAAGCCAAACACTAAAGAAGAAAACTTTGGTAATGTAAATGTACCAGGCGGCACTAATGCTAAACAGTTCTATAAAAAGAACGGTTCAGGCCACGGCGCTGAAAAGAAAGGCAACGGCGACAACGGTGACAAGGGCGCAGGCTCTCCAATCAACGGCGTCAAAACCAGAGCCAAATAAGGTTAAGTAGATGAATTATCTTCGTGAAAACCTGAGTTTCGACCAAGCAAAAATGGTCGTTGAATCCGACGGCGAAGGAGGCAAGAACCTTTATATGAAAGGTATTTGTATCCAAGGCGGCGTTAGGAATCAAAATCAGCGTGTTTATCCTGTTAATGAAATCGACAGGGCTGTCAAGACCCTGAACGATCAACTTGAAGGTGGATACTCAGTACTCGGCGAAGTGGATCATCCAGATGACCTAAAAATTAACCTTGACCGTGTGAGCCACATGATTACAAATATGTGGATGGATGGCCCAAACGGTTATGGAAAATTAAAAATCCTACCGACTCCAATGGGCAACTTAGTGAAAACTATGTTGGAAAGCGGAGTTAAGTTAGGAGTAAGCAGTCGCGGATCCGGTAACGTCAAAGAAGACGGATCCGGTGAAGTGTCAGATTTTGAGATTATCACAGTAGATGTGGTAGCTCAACCAAGTGCTCCGGGAGCGTACCCAACACCAATCTATGAACACCTTATGAATAATAAGGGAGGTTATAGTAGCCTTCGTATAGCGAAGGAAGTGCAGGGCGACCCTAAGGCGCAGAAATATCTCAAAGAGAGCTTATTAAGATTAATAAGCGGACTCCAATAAAGAGGAGAAACACATGTTGGAAGCACTAAAAAGTCTATTCGAAAACAATGTGGTTTCTGAAGATGTAAGAGCAGAAATTGAGAAAGCTTGGGATTCTCGTATCAACGAAAATCGTACACAAGTTACTCAACAACTAAGAGAAGAATTCGCACAACGCTACGAGCATGACAAGTCTGTCATGGTAGAAGCTGTTGATCGCATGTTGGGTGACCAACTACGCGAAGAAATCGCTCAATTTGTTGAAGATCGTAATCAATTAGCCGAAGCAAAAGCAAAAGTAGTGGTGAAAGCCAAGAAAGACGCAGAAAAAATTAAAGAATTTGTTGTGCGTCAGCTAGCTACGGAAGTTAAAGATTTACATGAAGATCAAAAACAAATGGCTGACAAGTTTATTAAACTTGAACAGTTCGTTGTAGAAGCTCTAGCACAGGAAATCGCAGAATTCCATACAGACAAACAAGATCTTGCAGAAACAAAAGTGCGATTGATCCGTGACGGCCGAGAGGCATTCACTAAGGTCAAAGAACAATTTGTTAAGCGTGCAGCTAGTTTGGTAGAATCTGCAGTTGAAAAAACTCTTACCCAAGAGATTGGTCAACTAAAAGAAGATATTGAAACAGCACGTAGAAACGACTTCGGTCGCAAATTGTTTGAAGCATTTAGTAATGAATATCAAACAAGCTACCTTTCAGAGAAATCTGAAACAGCAAAATTGCTCAAGGTTATAAACCAAAAAGAGTTGGAAGTTGCAACAGCTAAAAATGATGCAGCACAAGCTAGACAACTCGCAGAAAGCAAAGAACACAAAATTAAGGCTCTAGTGGAGAGCAAAGAACGTCAAGAAGTTATGACGGAATTAGTAGCACCTTTGTCCAACGGACAAAAAGCTATTATGACAGAGCTTCTTGAAAGTGTACAGACATCAAAATTACAAAATAGTTTTGACAAGTACCTTCCGGCTGTAATCGCTGGAGAAGCTCCACAAAAACGTAAGGCACTAGTAGAGGCAAAGGAAGTAACAGGAAATAAAATTCCTAACAGCGCAAGTAGCAGCGAGAATGACAACAATATTGTTGATATTCGTCGACTCGCTGGATTAAAAATTTAAGGAGACAATAAATGTCAGAACTACTATCAAGCCGTTGGAACGAAACCAAGGAAGCCCTATTAGAAGGCCTACAAGGCAATCGTAAAACATCGATGGCTGTAACATTAGAAAACACTCGCAAGTATCTAGCAGAAAGTGCGTCAGCAGGCGCAACTTCAGCAGGTAACGTTGCTACACTTAACCGCGTGATCCTTCCAGTGATCCGTCGTGTTATGCCAACCGTTATTGCTAACGAGTTGGTTGGCGTTCAGCCAATGACCGGTCCAGTTGGACAAATCCACACTTTACGTGTTCGCTATAGCGATTCATCTACAGGTGCTGGAGTTGTTGCTGGTGAAGAAGCATTCAGCCCATTCAAGATTGCTGAATCTTATTCTGGTAACCAAGTTTCAGGAACTCCTAAGGCAGCTACTACAGCCAACTTAGAAGGTGCTGCTGGTAACAGAATGAGCATTCAAATCTTGAAACAAACAGTTGAAGCTAAGACACGTAAGCTATCAGCTCGCTGGACATTTGAAGCTGCTCAAGATGCACAAGCCCAACAAGGTATTGACATCGAAGCAGAAATCATGGCTGCTCTTGCTCAAGAGATCACAGCTGAAATCGACCAAGAAGTTCTTGCTTCTTTAAGCACTTTAGCTGGTGCAGCTACACAGACATACGATCAGAGCTCAGTATCTGGTGTTGCTACATTCGTTGGTGACGAACATGCCGCATTGGCAGTTCAAATCAACCGTGTTGCTAACTTGATTGCTCAACGTACACGTCGTGGCGCAGGTAACTGGGCTGTTATCAGTCCAATGGCATTGACAATTCTTCAAAGTGCTACAACTAGTGCGTTTGCTCGTACTACAGAAGGCACATTCGAAGCACCTACAAACACCAAGTTTGTTGGTACATTGAACAACGCTATGAAGATTTATGTTAACACATACGCTTTAGAAAGCGGCGGATTTGACAACGTTCTAATCGGCTACAAAGGTTCTAGCGAAGCAGATGCGGCAGCATTTTATTGCCCATATGTTCCGTTGATGAGCAGTGGTGTTGTATTAGATCCATCAACATTCGAACCAGTCGTTTCATTCATGACACGTTATGGTTATGTTGAGTTAACAAACACAGCGTCATCTCTTGGTAACGCTGCTGACTACTTAGGCAAGGTTGCTATCACTGCTGCCGCTGTCAAGTTCAGTTAATCAATACACCGCAAGGTGGTATGATTCAAAAGGCTCTTCGGAGCCTTTTTTTATATCTGCTAAATACATAGTAATGATTCACATAGTGTGAGTTTTATGCGGAAATCCAACCGCGTACAGCCTAGAACGCTGTTATTTCTTAAGGAGAAAATAAAATGGGACGTCCTTTACATAAAAAATTCTTTGGTAACCGAAACATCGGTTCCGCAAGCGTAACCACTGATGATGGCATCGGTGGCAGTCGAGTAGGCAGTGTTACTGTGGGTGGTGTCAACAACTCTACAGGTTATACCACTGGCGGCGCAGTTACATTCACGCAACCACAACTACCAGGCGGCGTTCAAGCTACCGGCACAGTGGTAGCCACTGCAGGTGCTATTGTCAGCATCACAATAGTGGAAGCAGGTTCGGGTTACACATCAGTTCCTACAGTAACAGCAGGCACAGGTACAATTGGCACAACCACTCTCACAGCCGTGTTTCAAGTGGACACAGGTGCAGTAAGTACAGCAACCAATCAAGAAAATGCCATCACAGTGTTTGCTTTTGTCACAGGCGGCAGTCGCAAAGTTGGAGACATCATCAAACAAGTATCCGGCACACGCTACAAAGTTAGAACAGCAGACGGCACTATGATTTGTAAATTAAAAGCATCAGCCGCATCAGCCGCAGGTGAAATGGATATACAGGCCACAGATGCAGCAGCAGGCACATATTTTGTGACCAAACTGACATCACACAGAGCCAGACTGACTCAAGGCACTGGCACAGTGTATGCTAACAATACTTCACATGCTTGGACATTAGGTTCTGCTACTGCCACAGTGGCTAAGATTCCTAACGCTTAATAGTATATTGGAAAAATAGATAATGTCAAAAATAGTTAGAGTCCAAGACGGTGACTACAAGATAGTTGTAGGATCCGAATCCAGTGAAGGGTATATCTATCTAGATACAAACCCTAACGGAATAACTGGATTCCAGGGCAAGGTTACTATTACAGGTGACCTATTGGTCATGGGTAATACCACAACTGTGTCTTCGGAGACTTTAACTGTTGTCGATCCAGTAATTGTTGTAAACCAAGGAGAACTAAATCCAGGTGTGGCAACAGCAGGTACTCGAGCTGGTATAGAAATTGATAGAGGAATTAGACCAAATGCGTTTGCCATTTGGGATGAAAGCGTAGACAGTTATGATCCGACAGGCGTATTGATTGGCGAACCAGATAATAATTTTCACGGTAGTTTTATTTTTAAAGATGCTAACGAAAATCTAAGAGCCATTGTTACAAACACTGTTAATACTCTAGGCGGTGACCTTGCGTTGATTACTCAAGGTAACGGTGTTATA